GCGTCACGGTGTGCGAATCCGGCGTGATGTCGTGGGCGATGCCTTCGACGATGCAGGCACGCTCCATCGCTGCGCCGACGCCGTTCGGCGTCCACGTCACGGCGATCACCGAGGCGATGTCGATGCCAAGTACCTCGGCCTGTTGCGTGCTGGTCAGCGGCGACAGTTCGACGACGAGCTCGGCGACACGAAGCTCAGGCTCGGCGTAGATGCCGAGCAGGTAGTTCGCCATGGCCAGCGACTGCGTGTCCGAGTCGAGCAGCAGCCCTCGCTCCGACAGCGACGATGCGCCGTAGAGCGCCTGTGACGCTGCGTCGGTGACCGTCTGGAGCGTGCCACCCTCGCGGTCGATGCCGACCCGGTTGTACAGCAACTCGCTGCCGTACTCCACGGCGATGCCCTGGAACGGAACGCCGGTGCCGTCGTCCGCGAAGGTCACCGAGGCACCGACGTTGATCGGGTCGAGCCGGTCGCGGAAGGTGACGACGCCGGTGCGGCTGGCGTAGAACCGCCCGAGGTCGGAGCGGGTGACGAGCTGCAGGTAGTTGAGGACGTTGGAGCCCCAGCTCACGTTGTCGCCTTGAAGCACGCTGACGCCGGTGTCGATGGAGCGGTTCGCTGTGAACGCCACCTCGGGCCGGTCGAGCACGTCGGTGATCCGTGGCCCGGCGGTCTGCGACGCCGTGGCGGTCCAGGCGTCGAACTCCATCCGGCCGAGTTGCCCGAGAGCATCGACGCATTCGGCGAAGGCAAGCGACATGCCGCCGACCTCGTACTCCAGATTCCAGTCGGCGACGANGCCGTCGAAGATCGACACGCCCGCCGAGGCGATGCTGAACCGCTTGCCCGGCCGGACGTTGCCGGCGTAGGGCGACGAGGCGTAGGTGGGGTCGTAGGTGCGGGTGCGATTCTGAAGCTGCACCGAGGCTCGCCCGGCGGGGATGTCGGCGAACAGTTGCGAGTCCCTGCCCCGGCGCACACTGACCCGCATGGCGTCGGCGGTGATGTCGGTGGCGATGTCGCCGGCGAGGGTGTACGTCACGTTGTCGAGTTCGCCCTTGGTGGGCGAGTCGAGCGTGAAGAAGTCGCCGCCGGTCGCCGACAAGTCGAAGAACGCCGTGACGGTCGTNGCTGGGGTCGCCATGTGCTACGACCTCCAGTTCGTGCCGTTGGCCCGCTCGAACTTCTTGATCGCAGCAATGACGGCCTGCGGGTCGGCGCCGGTGGTGATGTTGATGGTCATGCCAGCGCCGCCCATGCCGCCCGGCAGCGGCGAGTTGCCGGCGGTCCGGTTCAGCGGGATGACCGCCTCCGGCCCCGCTTCGCCGATCAGCGCCACCGTCGGCCGGTTGACGATGCCACCGGTGGCGCCACGGCCCTCGATGGCGTTGCGCAGGTCGGCGCCGACGAGCTGGCCGTTGATGCGCACGGTGCGACCACGGGTCAGCCAGTACAGCGCAGACTCGACGGCGGCAATGTTGCCCTCGTCGAGCCGTGCGGCGATCTGGGTAACCTGCTCGGCGGGGAGGTTCGCGACCTCGGTGGCGTACTCGAGGATCGCCGTCTTCGCTGCGTTGAGCTCGACCTTGTAGGCCCGCTGCTTCTCGGCGGCGTCGTCGCTACCTTCGGCGGCGGCGATGTACGCCTCCTCGGCGGCGGTGCGCAGGTCGATGAACGTCTGCTCCAGCGAGAGCGTCGCCGCCTCGTCGTCGAGCTCGCCGAGCAGCTTCGCCAGGCGCTCGGTCCACTTGGCAGCGTCTCGCGTCTCCATCGCTGCCGTCTCGGCGGCGTCGGAGAAGGTGCGCAGGTTCTCGGTGACCGACACCGTCTCGCCGCCGAATGCCTTCTGCGCCTTCTGCGCCGCCTTGAGGTTGCCCTCGAACTCAACGGTGATGTCGTTGGTAATGCCGAGGCCGTCGGTCAGTTCACCGAAGCGATACTGGACCGAGTCGGCGATGTCGCCCCAGCCGTCGAGCAGGAAGCCGAGCGGACTGTTGGACACCTCGTCGGCGCCCTTGTCGAGTTGATCGAGTCCCCATGCCAGCTTGGCGATCAGCGGCGTGAGCCGTTCGCCGACCTTGAGGGCGACGTCCTCGACGGAGTCCTTCAGCGTGTCCATCGCTGCCTCGAACTCGCGTGCCTTCTTGAGCTCGCTCTCGTCGATGACCTTGGCGTCGCTGACGCCGTCGAGCGCAGCCTTGAGGTCGGTGGCCGACATGTTCATCAGCCGGGCGACTTCGCTGTAGCTCCTGCCGAACACCTGCTGCGCCGCCTGGGCGCGCTTGGTCGGGTCGGGGATCTTGCCGATGGTGGTCAGTGCGTTCTGGAACGTGGCATTCGCGTCGACCATGCCGTCGGAGGTGCGGACCACCTCGACGCCGTAGTCCTCGAAGGCGGGCTGGCCATCGGCGAGCGCCTTGTTCATCTTCATGATGGCGTTCTGGATCTGATCGGCGCCGATGCCGACGTCGCCGCCGACCTCCATCCACCGTGACGCATCCTCGACGGCGATGCCGGTGGCGTCGCTGAACTTGCCAGCGGCGAGCGCCGTCTCGGTGAAGGCGTTGACGGCCTTGACACCGAAGGCCAAGAGGGCGGCTCCCGCCGTTGCCGCCAGGGCGCCGGCGTTGGCCTTGATCGAGTCCGTCGCACCGGCGAACCCGGCCTTCATCTTCCCGGCGGCGCCGTCGGCGTCAGCGATGGAGGAGCGGAAGGACTTGAGGCTGGCCTGCGCCTTGTCGACGGTGACGTCGATCAGAACGCTGATCTTGTTCTGGGCCACCGGGCCTCCTCAGTTGAAGAACTTGCGAACCTGACGAGCGATCTCCCGATCGGTGACGCCAGGGATGTCCCGGTTCATTGCCTGGATCGCATCGGAAGCCGTGCCGAAGCCCTTGGTTTCGCGGACGTTGCGCTTGACCGTGCGGAACTTCTCGGCTCGGGTGCCGTCCTTGCGTGCCCGGCCCATCCCACTCGAGCGGCGGTCGCCTGCGGCGTAGGACTTGCGCCCCCGCTCGGCCACCGTCCACGGCCCGGCGTTGCGCCTCGTCGGCTTCAGCTGGATCTGACCAGGCTTCACGATGTCGTAGCGGACCGACAGGAAGTTCGTATCGGCGCGCCACCCGCTACCCCGACCCCGCCCGCCGGTGAAGCTAGCGTCGGGGCCGAGGTCGTTGCGTGCCGCTTCGGAGGCGAGCTCCTTGGCCTTCTTGCCGACGACGTGGGCGAGCGAGTCGTCCGAGATGGCCGCCTCGAATGCCTTGACCTTGCGGGCGAAGCTCTCGAAGGAGTCGGCCACCTAGCTCACCAGGTGTTGTTCGTGACGGCGCCGGTCACCTGCAGCGAGGCCGACAACTCGACCCGACCGCCGACCGACGACGACAGCGACACGCTCGTCACCCACGCCTCAGCGGTGACGCGAGCCTCGCCCGACACCGAGCCACCCGGACCCCAGAGGATCGTCATGGTGGACGAGCCCGCCGACTGAGCGGCCTTCACGCCGGTCAGCAGCGAGAACATCGGGGCGTCGTAGGGGCCGCTGATCGACACGGAGTCGCCATCGGTCAGGCCGTTGATGAACGCCTTGGCGGCGGTGCCGAAGGCCGACACCTCGAGCGTCTCGACGGACTGCGGCCAGTCGAAACTGTCGGCGTAACGTGAGACGTTGGTGCCGGCGCCGTTGACGCCGTCGAGTGCGATGAAGGTGGTGGTTCCTGCACGAAAGGCCATGATCGGCTCCTTGGGTGGTGTGGGGTGGTGGGATTAGCGACGAGCGAACGACACGAACCGGGTGGTCGTGCCGGAGCCCGTCACGTCGTCGACCACCCGGAGGTATCGACGGACCGTGGTGCCAGCGGCGACCTCGACACGTTCCGAGGTGACGCCGGTGTAGGTGGTGAACGAAGCCAACGTGGCCCAGTTGGTCGAGCCATCAACGCTGTGCTCAATGCGGCAGGCGTTGCTGGTCAGGCCGGAGAACGCCGTGACGTGAAGGTGTGCCACGCCGCCGTTGGTCGTGCCAGCGGCCTGGTCGCGAGCGGTACCGGTGGTGTCGACAGTGATGGCGGCGAAGTCCTCGACCACCAGGCCCACGTCGAAGTTGCCGGTCGACTGGAACGCCGCCGAGCAGGTCACCAGATCGGCGACGGCCGAAGCGCCGGTGAAGTTGCCGAGGTGGGCGTTCACCATGACCGCAAGCTGGCCGGTGGTGAAGCCATCGGGGCAGAGCGTGAGCGGGTACGGGCCGGTCGCCTTCTGTGACTTGAAGGCATCGAACTGCAGCGCTGTGGTGCCGACGGTGTCGAACAGCATGTCGAGCGACCCGGACGACTCGTCCTGCCCGATGATGAACGTCTTGGCGGTGTCGGTCAGCACCGTCGTATCGAGCGCAGTGGTCTGCGCCGTGAGCGAGTAGCCCTTGGTGTAGCCGGAAGCGTTGAGCAGCCCCACGGCGACCCTGCTGGCTTGAGCGGTCTTGAACGCCATTAGAAGACAACCTCCACGTCGATCGGCACAGTCAGATAGTTGGACTCACCCTGCGAGGTCGCCGACACTTCGCCGATGCGCGTCACCTGCACGTAGTCGATGGTCACGCTNGACCAGTTGNCAGCGTCCTGAATCGCNGCNACGACAGACTCGGCACCTTCGAGCTCGCAGTAGTCATCGAGCAACACCTGCGCCGTGCGCTCGTTGGTGCGGTCGGCGTAGATCGTGACGGTGAACTCGTAGGCGGCCCTGTTCGACGTGAACACCAGCCGAGGGTCGAACTCCCGGCGGGTGATGATGGCGATCGGGGCGGTGAACGTGTCCTGCCACATCGGCGCCGAGCGCAGGCCGGTCGCACCGATGGCGTCGGCGAGTGCGGTGCGCACCTCTTGCACCGTCGGCATCAGCCGACCCTCGGCTTGCAGTACGGCTCGAGTAGCGCCGCTGCGATCGGGTTGATCGTCCGTCCGACCCGCAGGGCGGCGCCGGACGTTGGCGAACTCGGTCACACCGAACACGGCGTCGGCCGACTTGAACAGCATCGCCGACTGCACCAGACACGCCTTCTTGACGTCGTCGGGAACCGCTGGCCAGCCGAACCTCGCAGTGACGCGCACGCCGGGGCGACCCGACGACGACATCGGGAAGTTGCCGTTGATCGCATCGACGAGCACGAGCTCGTCGTACGGCCACGCCGGCACCCGGTCGGCGGCGTTGAGTGGCCGCAGGATGAAGTCGGACGAGATGGTCAGGGTCGTCTCGAATACGCCGTCGTCGTCGTCGTCGACCTGCACGACCAGAGCGGTCGTGGTCGAGATGTCGTCGACCTCGCATCGCCGGTAGTCGTTGGCGTAGAACTCGCGTGTCTGCACCGTCGAGTCCTGCCAGAACCGACGCCCGCAGTGGGCGTCGATCTGGCGGGACGCCGCAGCGATGGCGACCTCGAGCCGGGTGTCGTCGGTGTTGTCGAACAGCACCGGGATGCGCAGCTCGGGCTTCAGTTCCTCCAGGGTGCAGTATCCGTTGGTGATGGCCATGTCACTCCTCAGGAACTCGGATCACGGCGAAGCCCCAGCAGTCGGGGAAGTTGTGCCATTGCCAGCCGGTTTCGGCGATGAACTCGGTGACGGCCTTCTTGACCGGGTACAGCGGCCGGGGCGGTGCGCCTTCGGGCGTCGGTAGCTCGGTGTCGTGCAAGCAGATGACGCCGCCGGGGCGCACGAGCCAGCGATAGATGGCCAACTCCTGCACGGTGTGGTCGTACAGGTGGCTGGTGTCGATGAACACGATGTCGGCCGGGTCGAGCGCCGCCACGAGCTCGGGGTCGGTGTCGTCGCCCTGGATGTGAGTCCAGTTGTCGTGCGCACCGATGGCCGGCGCCGAGTCGAGGTCGACCGAGGTGAGCCGACCGCCGGTGCGCTGCAGTGCGTGCAGCCAGGCGATGGTCGACACGCCTGAGCGGGAGCCGAGCTCCAGCACGTGCTGGGCGTTGAGCTGGTGGACGAGTTGCACCATCCGGGGAAGGTGCAGGTGGATGTCCGACGGCGTGCGGCACGCCTCGGCGAACTGGAGGTCGAGCAGGTTCACTTCTTCCACCACCAGACGGATGCACCGATCGGGACTTGCACATCGACCGGGCGAAGGTGCCGGGCGATGCCTTGACGTACCGGCGGGTGCATGACGTCGTCGCCGCAGATGATCCCGCCGTTGGACAGCATCGGCAGGACGGCGGCGATGTTGTCGGCGACCTCAATGGCGGTGTGCTCGGCGTCGATGAACACGAACGCCAGCGGCGCAGTGTTGTCGGCGAGGAACTCACGCCAGCCCATCCGGTGAGCGACCACGTTGCCGCCGGTGAAGGCGTCGACGTTGCGTTGCCACTGGGCGAACACGTCACGCTCGGCGGCGAGTTCACTGCTGATCTCGCCGGGCGAACCGGCCCAGGTGTCGACGGCGTGGACGATACGAGGATGAATCGCTGTCGCCAGTGCGCACGTCGAGCGGCCGGTCCACGAACCGATCTCGACGATCAGGCCGGGGACTTCGGCGACGCTGCGCGCCAGGTCGGCGAGCACCGCCTGTGACGCTTCGCTGAACCACTCCTCACCAAACGGGTCGGCGCTCATCGGGGCCGATACCACGACGCCGGGGCGTGGCCCTCCACGATCCATCTCGGCCAGGACTCGTCCACGTCGACCGGGCGCATCTTCGTGCCGTCGACGTGGATACCGTCACGGTAGAAGGTGTCCCGCTCGAGGCCGTCTCGGATCTGATCCTCGACCTCGGGATGGCAGAAACTGCCAACCTTGCGGATCGCTGCGTCCGGCCCGCCGAGCCACGACAGGTGCCAGCCGGCGTCCTGCAGGTGTGGAGGGCAGAGCGCCGTCATGCGCACGTCCCGCTGGTACGAGAACCGGCGTGGCTCGGGGAACTTGGCGAGGTGGCCGACCGTGGCGGCGACGGTGCCGTACCACGTGTGACCATAAAGCCAGTCGACGGCCCAGAAGTGCCCTCGCTGACCGAACGACCAGAACCCCTGCGGGCGACAGTTGCGAGCGTGCAGCGCCCTCGGGATCTCGTCCACGTCGGACTGCAGGATGACGTCGTGGTCGGCCAGGTCGAGCCGTGCCAACCCTCGGCCGATGAACTCCCGCTGGGCGTGCTCTCGCGCCCAGGGGTCATTGTCCTGCGCCTTGCTCGGCATCTCGCCGTCGTTGACGACGACGTGAGTGATCTTGTCGGCCCACGGGGCGAACCGTTCGGCGTGCTCGGCGTACCACAGCGGCTTCGCGTGATCCTGGTGGTCCCGTGTTGCCTCGACGAGCACGAATGCGTCGACCGAGTCGTACANCTCGGTCAGGCGNCAGGAGAGGATGTCCAGCTCGTTGTTGAAGGGAAACGAATCAATAACGCGCGGACGGCTCACTTGCGCCCCGCCTTGTAGCCAGCGATGATCGGCACTCGGCTCATCCACGTCTTGCGGTCGGCCTCGCTGGCGATCGACTGCAGCCATGTAGATCGGGTCGGCCTCGCGTGCNGCCTCGTTGCCCTCGTAGCCGGGGTGGTGGTGGATGACCCGGCAGTCGTGGGCGTGGCCGTAGACGNNGCGCGCCTTGGCGAGCTCGATCACCTCTTTGTCGGAGTACCAGTGGCGGTACGCCTCCGAGATGGTCACGCCGGGCCCGTCGAGTGTGGAGCCTTCGTCGTCGATGTAGCTACGACGGATGAGGAAGTGATCGGCGTGCGAGCCGCTGGCCACCGCCGGGTTGCGGGTGCGGCCGACTTCGCTGTCGTTGGTGCCGACCACGTCGTAGCGGTCGGTGAGTGCCTGTGCCACCTCGAACCAGCCGGGCGTGAACTCGCAGTCGTCACCGACGACGAGCACCCAGTCGGCCGACGACTTGCGCACGCAGGCGTTGACGTTCTCGGCGTAGGTCTTGCCTTCCTCGCCGATGATGAGTCGCACCGTTGCCGGTGCCGTTGCCCACAGCGACGACTCGAACCGGTCCCGGTTGGCGTCACGCATCAGCGGCACGATCACGTCGCACCACTCCATGAGCGGCTTGTCAGCGGCCGGCGGCTGCGGCTCCAGGTTGGCGAGCAGCGGCTGCCAGTACGACGCCCAGACCTTCTCGACGTCGTACTTCGCAGCGAAGCCGATGCTCAGCTGAGCGATCTGCTCGAGGTCGGCCTCGTACGCCTGGCACAGCTTGTGGTACACGTCGATCGTCGAGGCGCACAGGTAGCTCGCTGCCTGCGGTGCGTCCCATTCGAGCTGCCCGACGACGGACCAGCCGTAGCCGATGAGCTCGCTCTGGGCTGAGAAGTCCGAGGCGATGACCGGCGTGCCGCACGCCTGCGCTTCGATCATCGGGACGCAGAACCCTTCGCCCCGGCTCGGAGCGAGCAGCACGTCGCAGGCGCTGTACAGCGCCGCCATCATCTTCGGCGAGAAGCCGATGCGCTGGGCGTAGGCGTCGGTGAAGATCAGGGCGTGCACGGGGATGGCGGCGTGCTTGGCGAGCTCGGTGAGGTCGATGCCGCTGCCGTCCATACCGAACCGGTCGGAGTGCACGACGAGCACGGCGTCTTGGTGGTCTTTCCAGAACGCACCGAAGGCACGGAAGGCTTCGTTGAAGCCCTTGCGGTCCTTGGGGTCTTTGTTCATGGCGACCATCAGCACGGCGAAAGCGTCCTGGGGGATGCCGAACACCGTGCGGGCGTCTTGCGTCTCGCCGCCGATCTCAAGGTGCGTCGTCGGCTTGTACTCGGTCGTGTCGACGGCGAGCGGGACGTACAGCGGGTCGAGCCCGGCCTCGATGAGCTGCTGCTCGCCGAAGCGGGACATCGCCACCGGGGTCGCACCGGAACGGTGGAAGAAGTTGACCACGGCCGGCGGTGCGGGGAAATGGTCGACCGGTGTCCAGGCCAACACCTTCATGTCGTCCATCGGGACTCGGCCGAGTACCCACATGTCGGTCAGCGGGATGACCCAGCCAGACGACAGGTCACCCTCGAAGAAGTGTTCGGCGTGGCCGCGCAGGATGTCGATGGAGTTCTCTAGCCGACCGGACGGGTAGAGCGTGACCGGCCCGTACGGGGTCGGCCACTGCTTGACGCCGATCTGGTGGCCGTAGGTGCAGGCGACGGCGACGTCATGGCCGTCTCGCTTGAGACGGGTGACGAGGTGTCTGCACTGCACGCCGTAGCCGGTGGGCGAGTCGGGCGAGTTGCCGGAGATGAGGAACTTCATGCCGCACCCACTCGGGCGGCGTGCGTGCGGAACTCGAGACGCTGGCCGACGGTGATGGTGCCGACGAGCACGAACTCGGGACCGTCGGCAGCGACGGAGACGACCTGCTCGCCGTCTCGTTCGACGGCGTGCAGGTCCTCGTGCATGGTGGCGCGAGGGATGCGATGGATGGGCATGGTTTCCTCCGGGCAGGGGGGTGGGGGGATGGCCCCCCGGGCAGGAGAGCGGGGCGCCGCGGCACCTGGCGCTTCTCCTGCCCGGGAGATCGTCAACGCTGGGAGCGTTGAAAACTCAGGCGACGACCTGACGGATGGCGTTGACCGCAGCGGTGTCGAGCAGATCGCCGTCCACTCGCCACTTGCCACGGAACCCGATCTCGTCGGAGTCGAAGAACCGGCTGTCGTCACGCTCGATCACCGGGTTGCCCACGGTGCGGACGTAGTACGCCGACATGTCGCCGAACGCGACCGTCTTGTTCGCCGAGCCCGCCGCCTGGACGTTGGGGTCGGTGAAGACGGGCTTGTCGAGCAGCCGGTCGGGCTGGCCGTTGATGATGCCGTTGGTGAGCGACGGCTGCCACAGGAAGGCACCGACGGTGCCGCCTGCGCCGTCACGCAGCTTGCGCAGCGTGCCGGCCGTGGAGTCGTTCATCAGCCAGGCGGCGTCAGGCGAGTTGCGGTACTCGTCGTTGACGCTGTACTGGAGGTCGATGAGCTTCTCCACCGTCGGGGTGATGAGCGAACCACCGGTGGCGATGGTGCCCGACCCGGTGATGGCGGTCATGATGCCGTTGGGGCGACCCGAGCCCGAGCCGACGGTGAGGTCGGTGGCGATGACGCGACCGAGCGCACGGCCGATGTTGCGGCCGAGGAAGCCCTCGATGTCGATGCCGGCGTCGGTGACGACCTCGCTGGCCACGACCACCAGGGCGCCGTACTTGAAGGCGTCGAGGCGGGTGCGCAGGAAGGTCGGGTCGGTGCCGCCGACGACGGTGCCCTGACCGGCGACGAGCGTGCCGATCGTGTGAGCGTTGACGCGCGGCAGGTCGAGCGGCTCACCCGAGGTGGTGTTGAGCTTCGTGGTCGGAGCACGGAAGATGCCGTTGCTGGCCTCCATGTACTCGTAGAGGCTGCGGGCCAGCGTGGTCGGCACGAGCGAGCCGGACGAGCCGGTGTCCCATGCGAGGTCACGCAGCTCCATCGGCGATGCGCCCTGACGGAGAAGCTCGCGCTCCTTGGCGGCCGAGCGGATGTCGACCTCGAGGGCGACCTTCTCGCCGCGCATGCATGCGTCGAGGAACGAGCGCAGCTCGTTCACGGCCTGCTGCGGGGTGGCGGCGCCGGGGTCACGGTTGAAGATGAGCGCCTGCGACTCGCGAAGCTGTGCGGCCTCGGCCTCACGACGCTCGCGCATCACGTACTCGCGGATTTCGTTGTCGAGATCGTCGATCTCGGCGTCCATCCGCTCGATGCGAGCCTGCTCTTCGGCCGTGCGCTCACGGCCTGCGGTGTTGTCGAGCTCGGCCTTCTGAGCGTCCCACGCCCGAAGGCGCTTCTCGTTCAGCTTTTCGACGTGGCTTCTGATGTCCATGTGGGGTTCCTACTTTCGGAGGGTGTGCGACGTGCCCTGGTGGGCCGTCCAACGGGGGGTTGGGTGTCGCGACGTGTCTCGTCAGGTGCAGGTGCCTTGCGGCGGCGTGCGGCGTGGGGAGGTGGGTCGCAGGTGCAGCGTCAGGTCAGCGCAGGGCGCAACAGACGCTTGCGCTCGAGCCGTTCCCGGTCCATCCGGTCACGGTCGGCGAAGGTGTCGACGGGTGGCTGCGGCAGGCGGGCCTCGAAGAAGGCCAGTGCGCGACGCACCTCGTCGTCGGTCATCTCGGCATCGGTGAGCGATGCCAGCATCTCGTCGAACGAACGCATCGACGACGAGGTGTACGGGTTCGCACCCTGCCACACGACCGACGCCTCGAACAGTTGCAGTTCCTTGATCGTGCGCTCGCTCATGTCGTCGTTCCACTTGTCTCGCGCCTTGGGCACGGTGAAGCCGATCGACATCTGGCGCATCTCGCCACGGGTGACGGCGCTGCGCAGGTTCTGCACGTCGCTGCGGGCCGGGTCGAGCTCGGCCGAGACACGCAGGTCCGGGTCGGCGACCAGGCGCAGCGTGCCGGCCGAACGGGTGGCGAGCGGGATGCCCTTGTGATCGTGGTTGATGAACAGCGCCACGTCGGCCTTGGAGTCGCGCAGCGTCTTGTTGAACGCACCAGCGGCGATCGTCTCGGTGAATGTGCCGAACATGTCGTGGACCGTGTACGGCGCCTCGACGACCGAGGCGACACCGTCGAAGGTGTAGCCGTTGTCGCCGCCCTCACGGAACTCGAAGTCGGTCAGGTCGTAGTGGCGAATCTGGCGGCCAGTGCCGCGTTCGTCGATCATCATGGGGAGCACCTCCATCGGCGCAGGTCAGGTAAGCAACGCCAACGCCAGCGTGA